CGCGGCAATGTCCATGGCCTTCGCCCCGCTGGCCATCATGGAAATGGTCGAATGGCTAGCTAAGGGCCTCGGGAAACTGGAGGAATGGCGAGAGGCCTCAAAAAAACTGGCTGAGGCTGAAGAGAAATTCAAAGACGTCGGTCTGGACGCCTTCAACTCTGTAGACGAAAAAATCATCGAGGCCGAGAAAAAGACCGATGAACTGGCTGGTGATCACTTGGGCGCACTTCAGAAACAGCTCAAGCTGATCGACATGGCAACAATGAAGGATCTGGTCGCCTCGTTCGCGGAAATCACAAAATCGGCCGACGAGTTCTTCAAGGCTGTCCAGGGTCACTGGTATACGTTCGGCGTCGGCTCTGATGGGGCCACAAACGCGCTGAAGGATTTCAAGGGACAGTACGATCACCTGCTTAAAACGGGCGACGAAAAGGGTGGTTCAGACCTCTTGGCTGGCACGCTCGACAGCGCCAAGAAGGTTCTCGCCGCGCAAGAACACATGTCTGCTTTTGGCGGCGCGATGCGCGCGCAGGAATACGCCGCCGAGAAGGTTCTCGGAGACGCCAAGGTAGGCTATTCGACCAACGAGATTCAGGGACAGCGGAAACTCGTCGATATTCTGCAAGAGCAAATATCGCTACAGGGAAGATATAACACCCTGAAGGCGGACAGCTCCAAAAACGCCAAGACAGAGGAAGGCAAGAAGGGCTCGAAAGACGCATCGACAGCCGGAGAGAAAAAGCTCAAAGCCGACGAATCGGAGTTAGTTCAGGAGCAATTGGCCGCGCAGAAGGCCGGCCACGCAATGACCGTGGCTGAAGAGTTGTCATTCTGGAATCAGCGTCTCGCCGGGTATAAAGGGTTCGCCTCGCAGTACGACCAGGTCAACAAGCAGATTCTGCACCTGACCGAAGAAGCGGCCAAGCAGCAGAGCGCGGCGGTTGGGTTGTTCGTTGCGGAATCGATCGATGACGCCAGGCGGAATCAAGAGGAGAACCAAAAAAGCACCGAGGCAATCGAGAAGTACCAAGAGGATCTTCTCAAGGCGGACGAAGAAGAAGCGGAAGAAACAAAGCGCACGGCGGACACACGCGCGGCGGCGGCGGCCAAGGTTGCCGAAGCGACCATTCAGCATCAGCTCGCAACAGGCGCAATCACGCAAGAGGCCGCCGCCGATGCTCTGGCAGCAGTCAAAACGCAGGAGTACACCGACAAGTTGGCGGCGCTCGAAGCATACCTTCTGGCCCTTCAGCAGATTCAAGGGCGCGGTGGCGACACCGGCAAGAAACAGCAATCGACTCAAAACGAAATCACGTCCACCGGGGCCGACCTTCAGGCAACCAAGATCACTTCTAGCGACAAGTCCGCCAAAGACTACCAGAAGAACTGGGACAAGGCCCTGAGCGAGGTCGGCAAGCAGTTCACACGGGTTCAGGATGAGATGCTGAAGGGCCAGATCAGCATCGCCACCGGCGCGAAGCGGATGTGCTCAAGCATGGCGCTCGACTTCGTGCATTATGCAGAACAGGCAATCGCCACCGACCTGCGAAAGGACATGAAGACGGCGATGTCCGCTCGCGCGGCGGCGGCGCAGAAGAAAGCGGCAGACGCGCTGGCGGCAGCGGCTCATACGGCATCGAATACCGCGGTGACTACGTCAGACACCGCCAGTGCGGCAACGTCGGTCACCGCGACGACGACGGCTGCTACAACCAAAGTCGCCGCTAATTCGGCGGTTGCCGGTACAGGCGCGGCAGCTTCTGTGGCCTCCATCCCCATTGTCGGGCCAGCTCTTGCCGCCGTCGCCGGTCCAGCCATGATGGCGCTCTGCATGGCAATGATGAAATTTGAGTCCGGCGGCATCATCCCCGGTTCGATTGGTTCCGCTGTACCGATCCTTGGGCACGCTGGAGAGGCGGTATTGCCTCAACCGCTGACAAAGATGCTGACCAGCGCGGCCAAGAACGGGAGTACGGGAAGCAGCGGCAGCGTTACCAACAACAACACCTTCAACGGCGTGGCCGATCAGAAGACGTTCGCGAAGATGCTGACCAAGAACAACCGCGCCGTGGCTTCCGCAGTCAAGCGGGCCGCGCGCAACGGGCACTTCTAGCCGCTTCGCTTCCGGTTTTTCGACATCATTTAAGGTGACAAAACATGAAGTCAGGAGGCAGTATGAGCAACTGGGTAGATGAACTGAAACGAAGCAAAGACGCAAACAACAGAGAGCAGCGGCAAGCCCGCGAGATGGCTATCCATCGCGATGGTGTGATCCGGGCGAAAGCCCCGGCATTCTGGGAAAACGTGATTGACCGGATGCGCGAAGACTTGGCTGATCTCCGTTCCAACTTTCCGGCAGACGCATCCCTCCATGCGCAGGTGATTGCGCATCGAGATGGCTTCACGCTTGAGAACGAGACGCGCCCTGTGCGCGTTCTTGACTTGAGACTGAACGCGGAAGGTCATTGCGTGGAGTTATCCGAATCTCGAAAATTCGATAACTTCGAGCAGACCGCATTCAGGGCCCGATACCCGGTTGGGATGAAAGTCGACGAAAACGAGGATGTTGTCTTCGTCTGGCGAGGGGCGGAATGCAAGGAACCGCGCCAACTGGCCAAGCTGCTCATCGAGTACGTTTGCGGCATCAATGAATAGTTTGGCGAAACACCAGTAATTTTATTACCCAAGCTCCCTAATAAAATTCCATCCAATCCGACAAACCCCAGCCGCCCGCGAGGCGGCTTTTTGGTGCACCCATGAGCAATCCAATCGTCACGCTTCCCACGAACTCGAACTCCGGCCTGCCGTACTTTCCGGCCTCCTCTTTCGCGGGCCTGAAACTCGACGTGAAGCGTACCGCGAGCTTCGCGAACACAATCAGCACGGCCGCATCAGGCCGCGAGACGGGCGTGAGCTGGCGCGAGATGCCTACCTATGAGTTCGAGATCGACTTCGAGTATTTGGACGGCAACAACTACACCACCGGCCAGAGCGACTTCGACAAGCTGTACGGGCTCTTTCAGGAGCGGCATGGGAACCTTCTGCCCTTTTACCTCAACCTCTCGCAGCTCACGCTCAAGACGGCCGACTATGCGGTGACGGGGCAGACAATCGGCACCGGCGACGGCTCGACGATCAACTTCCAGCTTTGCCGGACGGTGGGAACCTACCTGGAACCGCTTCAGGTTCCAGACCCCGATGCGGATCCTCCCACCATCTACGTGGCCGGTGTCAAGAAAACGGCGACCACGGATTACACACTGCTGACCAAGGGCATTATCCAGTTTGTGGCCGCGCCCGCCTCCGGCGCACTCATCACCGCGGACATCGATTTCGTCTACTGCTGCCGCTTCGACGCCGAGGAGCAAGAGTTTGACCAGTGGGCGAAGTACATGCTGGATTGCCAGTCGCTCAAATTGCGGACGGTGATCCTATGATCGACCTGACCACCTACAACGGAGACTCGAAGCTCCTCGATTTCTTCAACACCAGGCCCGCCTCCATGCTGTGCGCGGACCTCTACAGCATCACGCCGCGGCCAGGCCTGTACTCTCCCGCCGGCACGGCGATACTGCGCTACACCAGCTCGCTCTACGCCATTTCCCTGGGCGGAAATGTCTACTCGCCCGGACCGCCCAATTTCGAGCGCGGCACGTTGCGCTGCGAAACCGGCCTGCAATCCTCTGAAACCGAGATTGGCTTCCAGTCCGACGACTCGGTTTTGCTGGACGAAGTTCCGCTGCTGGCGCGTCTGGCGCGAGGAGAATGGAACTTCGCCACATTCAAGATCGAGCGGGCGTACTCGGCCGGCCCCGGATCGGCATGGCTCGGCCGGGCGCCGCGCTTCCTGGGCATCATCACCGACATTCAGGACATCGGGCGCATCACGGCCAAGCTGACCGTGAAGAACGTCAGCTATCTGCTCGATACGCAATGGCCCAAGGACACGATCATGAGCACCTGCTGCAAGGTGCTCTACGGAACCGATTGCGGCGTCACGTCGACCACCTATCAGGTTTCCGGGACCGTAAGCGCCGCCGGTACGGTGAACGGCTTCAAGACGAGCCTGACCGAGGCGGACGACTACTTCAACGGCGGG